ATGGTGCTGAGCTTGAAATATCGCCTCAGATAAGAAACATAAGCATATTTGAAAATTTATATGACCCTACTATGTTTTGTGAAATACTTGTCGAAGACAGTATTGATCTATGGAGTACTTTTCCGATCAACGGCGAAGAAACATTAGAATTATCATATAAAACATTTGGTGTTGATGACATGTCAATCTATAAGTTTGACATTTTCAGAATGAAAGATAAAAAAGATGAAACGACAGATAAAACTTCAATATATGTTTTGCAAGGAATCTCTTCTGAGTCGATAACAGCAGCCACTCTCGGTAAAATAAACACGTCTTTTGAAGCTCCGATTGAAACAATTATTTCGACACTTCTTAGAAAATATATTAAAACAGACAAATTTTTGCATGTTGAGAAGACGAAAGGCCTTGCACCAATAACAATACCAAATTTGTATGCTTTTCAAGCGATAGATTTTTTAAAAAATCGTGCTGTTAGTGCCGAGGTTCCAAACTCCTCGTTTGTTTTTTATGAAAATCAACACGGTTTTCATTTTAGAACAATAGAATCTTTGCTGTATACAAAGAGAAATGATATTGGATCAAAAGTATTTACGTATGACATGTCATCGATTTTTCCTGACAAGGAAGAACAAACAAGGATGTTTAGAACAATCATTGTTCTCGAGAAAAAGGATATTGTGAACACTGTAAATAATATTACAGGGGGCATCACAAATGTGGTGAAAAACTTTGATGTTATAACAAAGCAGGTTGAACCCGTGGCGTTCAATTTCATGAAAAACGCAAGTCAAATTATTGCGTCCGATCAAATGGCTACACCATTCAATACACAGGAATTTCTCGGCAATTTTATGAAGGTTTCAAAACAAGCACAAACTATTTTTAATGTGAGAGATTCGTCGTTACAAAGTGATTTGCTGCCAGTAGCGATGGGTAATAAAATAGCTTATAATAAACTGTTTAGTACATTCAATATTGAAGTGCTGGTTTATGGTGATTCAACGTTGACAGTTGGGGAAACATTGAAATTGAATACGCAGGAAAATTCGGGTACGACAGGACGTAAAGGAAGCGAATCAAAAATATCTGGAACATATTTGATTACAGGGTTGAGACATCTGATAACACCTAATCCGAGTCCTGTTCATTATACAGCAATGAATTTACAGAAAATGGGATTTGCCTTATGAGTGCTGATGGATTTAGATGGTTTTTAGGTGTTGTTGAAGACAGAGATGATCCTTTACAGCTAGGACGTGTGCGAATTCGTGTTCTTACCGGTGCTGACAATACTCAAAACACGCAGGAGCTACCAACAGCAAATCTACCGTGGGCTATTCCTCTTCTTCCGATAGTGAGTTCATCAAAAAACCGAGTTGGTTTGGCTCCTGTCGGACCAGAAGTTGGTTCTACAGTGTTTGGTTTTTTTATGGATGGATCTGCAGGTCAAAAACGTGTTTACATGGGTACAATGCCTGGCATACCAGGTAATGATATCAAACTACATGATGTTCCGGAACAAGCGCTTGGAATCAACAACCTAAATAAACAGCTAGAAGGACCTGAACCTCAGCCTGCTTTTGGTGCTAAATATCCCTACAATAAAGTTTTTAAATCAGAATCTGGACACGTGATTGAAATTGATGATACACCAAGTAGAGAGCGACTTCACACATATCATAGATCTGGATCATATAGAGAAATAGATGCTGAAGGTAGGCGTGTTGAAAAAGTTGTCGGTGATGATTATGAAATAGTTGTGAAAAACAAAACAGTTTATATTAAAGGAAACGTTAATATAAAAGTTGATGGTAAATACACTGTTGATGCAGGCGGAGAAATAACTTTCAAAGCGCCAAATATAAACATGGTTTCAAAATAATCAATAGCAGGAGAACGATACGGTGGCTTTAGTACTCAAGAAAGATCTCTTTACACCTTCGAAAAAACAGCCGGTTTATTATAGCGACATTGATGCGTGGTTTACTCCCAGCTATGGTTTGCGCGATGTTGGGGTTTATGAGAATGTCGATGCTGTAAAAAACTCGATAAGAAACATCGTCCTTACAAATCGTGGTGAGAGATTTTTTAATAAGGAATTTGGTTGTGACGTTCGAAAAATGCTGTTCGAAAATCCCGATGACAGTACTGCATCAGTAATCAAGTCGTATATTGAAACTGCTATAGAAAATTTTGAACCAAGAGCAAAAATACTTGAAATAATTGTTTCCCCCAATGTTGATCTCAACGCATATACAATCACGCTTGTTTTTACAACGATAAATAGTCCTGACCCACAAACATTAGATTTAATTTTAACTAAGGTAAGATAATGTCGTCGAATACAAATATTAATCTTATTGGTTTGGATTTTGAGACATTAAAAACAAATCTTAAGAATTATTTAAAAAATAACACAGCCTTCAAAGATTATAATTTTGAAGGATCGAATATGAGTGTGTTGATTGATTTGCTATCATACAACACTTATTTAAATTCGTTTTATACAAATATGGTTGCAAGTGAGATGTTTCTTGACACTGCACAGCTGAGGGATAGTATTGTATCGCATGCGAAAGAGCTGAATTATCTTCCCCGGTCGTATACATCAGCACGTGCAACAGTCAACATAAGCATATTACCTTCAACATCTGTATCATCGGTTCTTATTCCACGCGGGACTAGTTTTACATCTCGAGTAGGATCTTCAACTTTTTCATTCACGACTGCGGAAAACATAGTAATTAATACAGCTGATAATGATTCATTTTACCGTGCAAACGATGTATTTCTCTACGAGGGTTCGTACGTGACTGATACATTTGTCTTCAATGGAGATCAAAGCAATCAAAGATTTGTACTATCGAACCCTACTATAGATATATCAAGCGTGACCGTTACTGTTGTTGAAGACAGTGGTTCTTCAATAATCCCGTATTCAAGGGCAACATCGTTGTTTGGTGTAACCAACAAATCGCCTGTGTATTTTATACAGCCAGCCGAAAATCAACAATATGAATTGGTGTTTGGTGATGATGTTTTCGGAAGGTCGCCTAAAAATAACGCTGCGTTGATTGTTGAGTATAGAATATCAAGCGGTGAATTACCTAACGGAGCTTCAACATTCGTTAGTGACGGGGCAATTGATGGGCATACAAACGTCAAGGTTGTCACTATTGAATCAGCAGCCAGCGGTTCTGTTGCTGAATCTATTGAATCAGTGCGTTACAATGCGCCCAGAGCGGTTGCTACACAAGAACGTGCTGTCACGGTGAATGATTACAAGACTCTTCTGCGAGTTCAGTTTCCGGAAATTCAAGCAATTAATGCATACGGTGGGGAGGACCAAGATCCTCCTCAATACGGAAAAGTATTCATTTCAGTTGACATTCAAGGGGCCGATGGTATCCCGGATAAAAACAAAGCTGTCTATTATGATTTTATTAAAACAAAGACTCCTCTAACGATTACCCCTGTTTTTGTTAATCCAGATTTTACATATATTCAGGTAAACACGTTAGTTCGATACAACGTCAACGTTACCCAAAAAACACCTGAAGAAATACGAATAAATGTTCAGGCTGCTATAAATGATTATAACACAATGTTTATTAATGATTTTGAATCAACGTTGAGATATAGTCAACTATGCAAAGCAATCGATAATGCTGACACATCTATCGTTAGCAACGAAACAACAATCAAAGCTATCAAAATTCTCGCAGCGCCAAATTTAGATTTTGGCATTCCTCTTTCAACCAAATACTACGTGACTGGCAGCAGATTTTCTTCGCTAGCAGAGCATACGTTCGAATCATCGCCATTTTTGTATAATGGAAAGACTTGCTACATTAAAGATAGCACAGGTATTTTAAATATTGTAACAGAGCTCGGCGATAGCACGGTTGTTGTTAAACAAATTGGTCGAATTGATTACGACACTGGCGTAGCAACAATTACAAGTTTCAATCCTCAGAGTGCTCCAGGAGGATTGATCAATTTTTATGCTGTTACACGAAATAAAGACATATTTTGTAGAAAAAATGTCTTATTGTCGATAGCCGAGCAAGATATTACAATTAATGTCGAGAGAGTACGTGAGTAATGAGAAACATTGAAGATACAATTTCCTTCTTTGTTAAGAATCAATTTCCATCGTTCTATGAAGAGCAAGGACCGAGTTTTGTTG